CAATCTTTGATTACTGGAGCGAAATCATTAAAAGAAATTTTGTCTGATGTATTAGGTCAAATTGGGCAGCTATTCATTCAATTTGCTGTAAGGCAGGCCCTAGGTTCTATCAACATTGGCGGTGTGCCTTTGGTCCCAAGCGCAAAAGGAAATGTATTTGCGCAAAACAAAATTGTGCCCTACGCCAATGGCGGCGTCATCGATAAGCCAACCGTATTGCCCCTAGCGGGTGAAGCTGGCCCTGAAGCAATCTTGCCGTTGCAACGTGGTGGTGACGGGAAACTTGGCGTCAAGTTGAATGAGTCACGGATGCGTGAAAGCATGGCGCGTTATTCGCCAGGACAGCGTGACGCAATGCCTGCTTTTGATGGTAATACTGACGGGGCAATGGATGCTGCAAACGCGGCGTCAGCTACTGGCGCAATCGACGTGCGATACACTGTCGAGCGAATCAACAGCGTGGATTATGTGACTGCCGATCAATTCCAGCGGGGAATGCAGCAGGCTGCATCGCAAGGCGCTAAACAGGGTGAACAGCAGACGCTCAAACGCTTGCAGATGAGTGGCAGCACACGCAAGAGGCTAGGAATGTGACCCAGTATGCTTTTGGCCATGCATTAAGAATTTTTGCTTTTGGGAACAACAAGCTAGAAGCAGAGTTTCGCTATCAAAACTTTTTCATTGGCAACACCATGCGTTTTACTGGTGGCGATGGGCTTGTAAATACTTACGGTTTCGTGCCATTTGGTTTTTCCGGCGTAACTGTCAATAGAACAGGAGATGGGCTTGAGGCATCCGTTGTTTTTCCAAACAACAGCGTCACAAGAGGCTGGGCCGTTACCGCGATCAAAGAACATTATGTTATGGAAGTTGACCTATTGATAATTGACTCCGATAACAGGAACGGGTCGCATGATGTTGTTCACACTTATACAGGCCAAGTTACCAGTGGACAGTGGGACAACGTTTCTTTAAACATACAGCTATCCTCAGCTCTAGACGCTGTAGGCACCGATATTCCTAGGCGCTCATTGTCAAGGCGCTTGATTGGGAATTTGCCCATTACAAACAATGTCAGATTGCAGTGATCTGATTGGGATGCCGTATCGGCTTGGTGCTGACGGCAGTGACGGCCACATCGACTGTATCCACTTGTGCTACCAGGCTCTGGAGCGGATGCGCATCGAAGCGCCACCCTTTAAGCAGTCTTGGTACGAAGCAAGCAAATGGGCGATCTGCCGTGATCTGATGCGTTGGGGTGACCGTGTCAAAAACGCTGAGTATGATGGGGACATTCTGCTGTTGCCACAGCAATCTTGGGCATTCGCAATCACATGGCAGACGGGAATCTTGTACGTCAATCGAATGTCGGAGAAGGTTCAATGGTCTTCGGCCCGACTGTTTGCGACGTACCACTGCTTCCGTACGAAAAAGAACTAATTAAAACGATTGGGATAACGGAGGAGGAGTACCGCAAGTTTACGGAAGAAGCCAAGCGTCGTGGAGCGGTACGGCCTGCCGAGTATGCAGGCATCCCCGACATAAAGAACGCTGCAGCGGTGCCAATTTTAATCAACCTAGCGATTGGCCTCGTTCTGACTGGTATTGCTTACCTACTGACACCAAAGCCTAAAATGCCAAGCGCCCAAAGGCGTGAAGGTGGTGTCATTGATCTTGCGAGTGTTACCGGAGCAAATCGGTTTACGCCTTCGCGTGGCTTTGAGACTTTAGCCGAGTTAGCTGATTATGCTTCACCAGTCCCGTTGATATTTGGTCTTTACAAGGATGGCATTGGCGGAATGTTGGTGACACCAAAGCTGGTATGGTCTCGCATGTTTAGCCACGGCTCGATGCAACGTGCCAAGTTAATGTTTGTTGTTGGTGAACAAGGTATTGCGGGGTCTGGTATTCAACCACCAGATTTAAGAGGCATTTTTCTTGGCAACAATGCACTTGATACAATTTTTGAAGATAGCTTCGCTTTTTATTGGAAAGCTGATTCCAGCACTACATTTCGTATAAGGGGATCTGACAAAATTTATGGGACGCGAGGAGATTCAGATACTGGTGATCCTGATGTTAATTCGGGAAATGCTGAAGCCTTCTTATGCCCAACGCCTGAAAATCAGCAAGATCAAGCTTTTTGCCATGCGTATTCTCCAGCAAATAGCACGCAATTTGGTGTTTATGGTGCGATAGCAAACGGGACAAACTATAGAGTCAACTATAGGGTGGTTTCTATTCCTGTTAATAACGACAATAACAAAAGCAGAAAAGCGATGGCTAGGCAAACGCTTTCGCGCATTAAAATTGTTGGCGAATTTGATCCAGGCGACCCAAATAAAGGCCCTTCTAATCGTGATCCTGGCGATTTAGACCCTGAAGAACTGAATGAGATTCGGGAATTCAATCAGGCAGGCGCTGGCCGCAATTATAGTCCGCGCATGGGACTGACAGAAGTCAATCAGAATGGCACGATTTACACCGTTACATCGGGCCTGCGATTGACTGTCAATAATATAAGCGTTGGTGACAAGGCAGTTTTCTTAATCAAGAACAATTCAATTGATACAGATTTTTACTCAAAAAATGGCATAGGCGAGTCTGTAGAAGATATAAATTCAGCCGTTGAAGCCATGCAGGTTGAGGCTGATTCTGCGATGCAGCTTGGCGAGCAGTTTGAAATTGGTGGGTGTATTTGGAAGGTTACGAAACGAAAAATTGAGCGATTTGATCCTCTGCAAGACGAAGATCAACGGATTACTTTGAAGTGCATTGATACATCATCATCTGTGTATCGCCGGATTGGGATAGTAAGTGAATCGGAAGTTGTTAATCCAAGCCATGAGTACATAGGCGATAGCGGCAACGGTGCGACAGGTGTTGGCGTAGGGGAAGGGTTTTATCCAATTACAAAGGTATCTATCGCAACGATTAGAAATAATCGCCCTGCTGTAACGACTGAAATTGGACTTAAGAGCACTGTATTTCAACGTTTAAATGGATTGTGTGCGTTCAACAGCCTGCCTAGCCCTAGTGTCATCGAGGAAAGCGATGAAGATCAAATCCAGATTAACACTGGAACGATCAATGCAAGCATCGTGCGTTCAACAGTATTTCGTGTCTTCATCAGGAATGTTGATAGTGACACTGATGTATTTAATGCTTATCCACGTTATTTCTTGGTAAGAGGACAACGGCCTGTTGCACAATACAACTATATTAGATTCACCAACGACACGGATATTGGCGTCAATGGCGAGGCGGTGCTTGAGTTCAAGTTTGTGCAAGTATCTGGCTCTGAGCTAAGAGATTTACCTAGCAACACGATTTTTATTGAATTGTCGCAATTGCAATCAACTGATTCGCAAAAAAATGGCAGAAGCGGCTTTGTAACGGAAACAAAGCATGTCCCCAACGTCGGCAATATCACGCTAAATGTTGCGGGCAGGTTAGTTGGAACAACGAATTCAGGTCAGTCGTGGAAAGATGCTTTAGCGGTCAATAGAGAATTTGGCAGAAAAGCAAACGTTGTTTCTGGCGATGAAGAAGTGTCTTACCCTGCAAGCGCTACATTTTATGGCCCTTTGCCTGATGCAAAAACAGGCAGTATTGTTGAAATTGGTAGTGAATTGACAAGGCGTACAAATATTGCAAATTTGTCTACAGATCAGGGCAAGTTAGGTGCATTTTTTTACGAGCTGGCTGGTAGCGCTGGAGACCCTGGAACAGGTAGGGTCGGAGATATAAGAAGATTTCGGTCTAAAGAATTCATCAATGGGAGCACAAAAACGTGGCTGTACCTTGAATGGCGCTTGGAAAAGAAAAGAAACGAGGTGGGTTTTTACGCACGTCAACTCAATGGTGAGCGTTTCGGTTGGAAATTTGTATCAGTAAAAGTTCTCGGCAGTGGTGGTGGTTTTACGAATAACAGTGAACTTGAAATCAAGCGTGGATCTGAGGCAACTAATGTTTTAACAGGGCAAACTGATTACCAAGATACAAACCCCTATGTTGCCAATCATCCAGACGGGNATCTGCGATATTCAGGGGCAATTTTTCAAGTTAATGCAACGACCGAAGATGTCGTCTTGCCTGCAAGGTCGCAGTCTTACCTTTACGATCTTTTTGGTGATACCGCTGGCTTTGCAGACGGTGAGACAAAAACAATTACGAAGATCCTTACTAAAGGAAGCAAGAGCATAAAAGCTGATTTAACAGTAACTGCAAGAACTTTTACGGAGAGCGTGGTCGGTAATCTTAGGGGATGGACAATCCCTAAGCTGACGAAGATATACCAAGATGCAAATACAACAAAGGATTGGAACGTAGGTGATCGCATCAAAGATAGAAGAACAATATCAACTGATAATCCGTTTTACACCGTCTACGACGATCCTGGACAAGAGTGGGAGATTGGCGAAGTGACTGTAATTACGCAGCCATCTGTTATAGATGCAGAGCTGTTTTTTGCCCAGCAAACTCAAATTACTGACATTAGCCAATATCGTGAATACGTTGATAAATCAAACAGTGACAGCCCTGAGCATGAAATCGTTTACGTCAATGAAATACAAAGAAATGAATTTAAGGTCAATATGAATGACCTGACGTTGGCTGGGTTGTCGCTAAAAGCAAGTCGTAATTTTACGAGCTTAGATCAAATGCGTTGTTGGTTGTCTAGTGGGATGAATGTTGAGCGATTACATCCTCGCCCTAATGACGCTTACGGGGATACAAATGCTATCGGACCAAGCAATTTATTTACTGATCTTGTTTACTTTTTGTTTACTGATCAACTTTCTGGTGCAGGTGGATTGCTCGCAATGAATTCTGGCGACCCTTACCTCGTCGACAAGGATGAACTGATAAAAACGTCACGCTTCTTAGAGAAGCAAAAGCTATTTTTTAATGGCCCGATTGTAGAGCGAACAAACCTCTCTCAATATATTACAAGTATTGCGCCTTACTTCTTATGTAATTTCATAATTACTGATGGTAAGTTCTCGTTAAAACCGGCAGTGCCTGTAAGAACTGGCGGTGACATCAATGATCGCGCAGTGCCCATTGATCAACTCTTTACGTCAGGAAACATTTTAGAAGATACATTTAAGCTTGAGTACCTTGCCACTGAAGAGCGCAGGGTTTTTAAAGCTGTTATCCGTTACAGGCAAGAGCGTGCGAATAAGTTGCCTGAGGAACGCGCCATTACCATAAAAGGCACTGATGGCAGTGGTAATTTTGCTGATCCTGGCGTAGATCTTTTGCCAGAAGAGCAATTTGATTTAACGCAATTTTGCACTTCTGAAGACCATGCAATCATGGCCGGAAAATATATGCTGGCACTACGCGCTTTTGTGACGCATACGATTAGTTTTTCAACAACCGCAGAAGGGCTGAACGTTAAAGCGGGATCGTACATAAAAGTAATCACAGAATCAAGTCCGTACAGCAGCGCTAACAACGGTACGATCAGCAGTTCTGGTGTCGTAACAAGCGTATCACCGCTAGAGGATGGTTTTTATCGTGTAGATTATTTCAAAACAGGTAAAGACGATATTGAGACGGGGCAGATGCAAGTTAGCAACGGCATCGTATCTGACTCAACATTCCATGATTCTGTATTTACGGTTAGAGTTGATTCAAACTCTGAGAATGTCTATATTGTTGAACAATTAACATTCTCGCAGGACGGCACGGTTGACATTGTGGCTTCTGAGCACCCTTGCGATACTGAAGGCAGGAGCAAAATTGTTAACTCTATTCTCAACAGTGGTTTCACGATCTTCTAATGAGCACGCCAACTTTCCCGACTGTAGATTCTGACGGCAATGCTCTGGTGCCATCAAGCCGGTCTTATGAGTCGGGCGATTTTCCTGTCAAGACCTACAAAGCCCAAAACGGCTCGGAAGTGAGAATACTGTATGGCAGCAATCGAACCAACATGAGATTATCGCTGACGTATGCAAATATCAAAGACGCTGATGCGGAGCAGTTTTTGGATCACTACATTGCCGTACAGGGCACATTCAAGACATTTAACCTTGGAAGGTTTAGCGATAGCCAAGGTTCAGCTCGTGGAGGTTGGGATGGTCGCCGTGATTCCTTGGGAGCCGAGACATCAGGGAATGCCTACCGATATGAAAAGGCTCCTCAGCTAGCACAGGTGCGACCTGGCATCAGCACTGTTACAGTAAACTTGATTGGAGTGCTCTGATGAGTTACTACACCGGCAGTAATGGCAGTCTGAATTTAGAAGGCGGAGAGATTGCTGCTGTTCAGAATTGGAGCATCAGCACATCGGTGTCGCTTTTAAGCGTTAGAACGTTAGCGGAAACAGATGATCGTTTTATTGCAAGTGGACGCAGTACAACAGGCAGTTGCAGGGTTTTGTATTATCAGGAGACGCCAGGACAAAAAGGCACCAATAACGCAAGTACATTTTTGAATAAGGTCATAAAGCAGCGAGATGGTAGTTTTAACCAAGGAGCCACACTTGATCAAGGCAATGAGCCTAACGAAAAAAGATCTTTGCTGCGGCTTAAGCTTGACGATGGTTCAACTGATGGACGATATATTCAACTGCGCATCATCATCACAAATGTATCAATGACAATGGCGGTTGGGGAAATTTTGGCTGCTGACATTACTTTTCAAGCGCATGGCGCTCCTGTTTTGGTTGACATCTAATGACTGTATATCTCGGGACATTCGGTTTAGTTGAGCTGAAGCGCGAGTTTAAAGACAACGCGCTATTTTCTGTTGTCAATGCTGACGACGTAAACGTGATCCGGAAACGCTTTAGCTTTGATTTCGAGCACGGCCAACTGTTGACTGGCGATCAAGTTGACATAAAAAGTACAGACGGCTCTGCGCTTAGTTTTATTTCTGGTTACACAAAAACAGCAGTAAAAAAGTTCATAAGTGTTGACGAACTAGATGGCATCCGTTTTTACAACTCCTTTGCCGATGCCGTAAATGGTGGCACTGNTAATGCTGTTGCACTTGCTACGCCAAGCGGAAATATCCCGATTGAAGTTACGGTAGAAAACACTGATGCAAGGATACTAGCAAGCGTGCAAAGCTATGAATTAAACACGCAAAGAGAATCAATTGATACAACAAGCCTGTCTGATCAATTTAGATCGCAAATTAGCGCATTGATGTCGGGGTCTGGCCGCATGGCTTGTGAATGGGATTATATTTCAGATGGCACAAAAGACATTCCACATTATCTCTTGCAACTGCTTTTGCGTACAAAAATTGGCAGCCAATTTAGGGCAAAATTTTATATCAAGCAAGAAAATTACAANCCTAGCGGCGTTGCGGCACAAGCAAACGATCAGCTTTGGTACGAATTCGATGGGGTTCTAACTGCTTGCGCAATGAATTTTGCTCCGGCATCGCTGGTGCAGTTTACGGCTGACTTCATTACGACAGGACCAATTGAGCTGCAAACAAGCTTGGCGCCTACAGATAACCTCTTGCAGGAAAACGACGATGAAATACTCTTGGATCAGGATGCAACAGCTAGACTGTTGCTCGAAAGCTCTGACATCTAAGCCTCTGGAGGCTGCTCACCAATGGCCGATCTAAAAATCAGTGAATTGAATGCCCTGTCAGGGGCGAACCTTGCATCTGCTGATGAGCTGGCCATTGTCGATGATTCGGCAAGTGAAACTAAAAAAATTACGGTTGAAAGTCTGATCGCAAATGGCGTTACGGTCATTAGTGATTCGACCATTCCTGGCGCAAAGATTCTGTTTGCTGCTGGAGACATCGCCACGGCTGCGCTGGCTGATTCAGCAATCACCACAGCAAAAATTGCAGATGACAATGTCACTGCTGCAAAGCTTGCAAATGAGTCAACCGTTGACCTTGTCACCACGCTGCCTGCGTCTGGAGCGTTTACGGGTCAACTTGCGTTGGATACTGACGACAATAAACTTTATTTGTGGAATGGCAGCTCATGGCTCAGCGTTGCTGCTGCAGGTTCTGTCAACACTGTCAGTGGTAGCACGACTGGTGAAGTCAACATCGTTTCAACGGTCAGCGGCGATACGGTAACGATCAGCGCAACGCTGGATGACACTACTGCTGCTGGTCAGTTCTTGGCTGGTCCAACGGGTTCTGCTGGTGTGGTTGGCTATCGAACCATTGATGGTGGTGATTTGCCTGTTGCGACGACTAGCGCAAAGGGTGGCGTGATTGTCAATGGTGAAGGTCTCCGCATGGATACCAACACGATTGAAGTTGATAATGATGTGACTTCGAGTTCAACGCATCACGTTGTTACATATAACGCCAAGGGGTTGGTGAC